GATTGTTCATGGTACAAAGGTGCAAATTTTCTATAGAATTAAAGAATTTTCCCCCTGATTTATCGGGTGAGCCGTAGCCACCTCGGGCTGCAAGGTAATTGAATTTTTCTTTGTCATAATGTAACGCATTTAATAAATTAATATACGAGAAGGGAACAAAAAAGTTCCGCTTTCCCGTTGCGTTACACCTTGACAAGGCAGTGGGCGCATTAACGCTCCACACGGGGGTCGGAACTATATTTTTAACCGTAGGCATAAAAAATGCCCGCAGCAATAAATGGCGAGGCTTTGTCGCCTTGTCAAAATGTAACGCATTGCAAATATGGTGAAAGTTTTTGAGATGGCAATAGCTTTTGCTTCAAAACTTCGATTCGCTTGTTTTTTCGGTTCTTTCTATTGCTAGCCTTTTTATTTCTTCATATAACTCCTCTGAAAGCTTTTCCTTTGCAACTGCTTTGAAATTACGCAGATTTTGAATATGATCTCCTAAACCATTCTTATTCCTTAATTTCTTAATGCGAGCATTTAACAATTCAAGAAAGGCTATATTATAGTTTCTTGCGTCAGATGTCCTAATAAGAATTGATTTGTTTTCTTCCGAATTAAGAGTTTGATATTCTTTTCTTGCAACCTCCAAACGAACTTTCAGTTCATTGATTTTATTTTGAAGCGTGCGTTTCCAATCTAAAAGAATTTGCAAATCCTTTTGATTTTCCACATCATCTGAGGTTATATTTAAAACCTTATTTACAATCATAAGTTTGACTAGTTTTTACGTTAACATTACTGCAATTAAGGAAAAGTTTTTGATGAATCCAAATTATTTCCGGATAGCCATGCCAGTGACAATGATAGCATCTGGTTCAATAACAATTCCTGTTTTTAAATCTCTTATTGCGGGCAGATAAGTGACCTTGATATTAATGATACCATTTGCTCCTATTTCCATTGCTTTATTACATAAGACATTAATAGCATCATCAGAAAAAGCTTGTTTGTATTTTCCGTATTTGACTTTATGCTTATCATAGGTCTCCCCATAAATATCATCTTTCATTCCTTTGCGAACGCTCTCTCCTATAATCTCATAACCACTTTGAACTTTTGCGGATACACTACCAATAGCTTTATATTCAAAATTGACAGAATTGGCTTCTGTCATAAAAAATCCTTTGTTTGTATATTCTGAATAATCTAATACCACTGCGCTTTGTTGGTATGGAGATTTAGGAATAATACTACAGCCTGTTATGGCTGCGACGAAAATGAGAGATAATAATGTTTTCTTCATATCGTGTGAATTTAAATGTTAACAATGCTGCAAGTAAGTAAAGTTTATTTGAAATACAAAGGTTTTTCTTGATTATTTAAGTTGATAAGAGTATATATCTTAAAATGTTGTTTTTGCCTTTCAAACTAAAGGTTAATACAACATTTGGCATAGTATCAGTATTTGTTGTAATGTTGTTTTTGCCTTTCAAACTAAAGGTTAATACAACTCCTACCTTTACCGGTGGGACGTTAGAGAGGTTGTTTTTGCCTTTCAAACTAAAGGTTAATACAACGCGTAATTATTCAGGAGGGGTAAATATGAGTTGTTTCTACCTTTCAAACTAAAGGTTAATACAACTTCCGAGGTCAAGGTAACGACTAAAACGGGGTTGTTTCTACCTTTCAAACTAAAGGTTAATACAACTGATTGCGAAATTCAGGTTAAAAGATTGTTGTTTCTACCTTTCAACCAAAGAGCATAAAATGTTTTTATGCTGATGAGTCATTCGAAAGGTCTTCTAATTTTATATTTTCTATCTTCATTTTAAATTCTGCTATAATCTTTTTTGCATAGACGAAATCGTCAGAAATCTCTTTGATACATTCAGCTTCGTATTTATCATGTAAGAACATATTCCGAGTTTTAATGAGAAAAGAACTATCTATCTTTTGTTTAGTTCGTTTCTCATATTCTGTAATTAGCTCATTAAAATCATAATAATTTCCGGGAGTAGCCTTCTTTAAATCTGGGAACATCGATACCATAGCGATTTCGAAAGAATGAATGATAGGTATGATTTGTATCTGGGCTTCTTCGAAATCTAGGCATTCTCTTTTATAATTTTCATAAGGTTGAATCTTTACGCTAGAAGATATACTATTGTTTCTTTTGACTTTACTTAATACTTTATTCAAAGAGCTGATTCTTGTATCATGATGTATATAAAATAACTTTCCGTAGTCTTTTATCTTGATATCTTCTCCTTGTATTTTTAAAAGGTTGAGATCGATCAAGTAAGAAACTCTCTCATTTAAAATACCTTTGACGTTTTCTAGTTTGTATTTGTTAATTCTGTTGTATAAATCAGAAGGAAGATATTCCTTGGTCATCATAAATAAAAGAATATCTTGTATTTGGTAGAGTCTGATTATAGACTCGTTATCGCATATTTCGTTATAATTCTTACGATAAAGTCTATCTTCTTTCTCTAATAGCTTATTAGCTTCTGCAACAGGAATCTTGGATGGCCTTAGTTCTTCCATTTTCTTGATCCTTTGCTCTAAGGATAAATAGCTTTTGGATTTACCCTTATTCGGTGATAACTTATCGAATAAACGATAATTACGGGGTTGTGCATAGAATTCTTGAGATTGATCTTCGAAATAAGTTCTAAAATAGTTCTGGATCAAGTATGAGACATTCAATGCCGGACTTTTTTCTCGGGTAGGAGATTCTATTAATTGCTTCAATTTGGATTTTTTCAAACAATTAATGATCGCTTCATTAAATAGACCACGAGGTAGGAATATGGCCTCTTCCTTATCTTGAGGCTTATTAGGCTCACGTTGTAAGTCCCGAAGAGGGTGGCACTGGATATTTAGTTTCCCTTGGAGGATTTTCTTTTGTATTCGTGAAAAATATACTTTCCGCTCCTTAAGGTAAGCGATGTAAAACTCTATTAAAGAGGTATAATTCGTACCTATTTGAGCTAAAAAAGGATGCGGATTTGAAGAATTGATCAATCCTGCTCGTGTGAAGATTTCCGTTAAGTCATTTCTTCTTATCCCGAAATATGCTAAAGAAACTTGTATGGCTTGGAAATTAGGCTCTGTGACTTTATCCCTTCCATTGTTTTTTGAAGGCTGTAGCCATAGCATGTCTCTAACCAACGTTTCCGCTATTCGGCCAGCTTTTAATATTTCATGTTGCCTTTTACCAAAAGCGGATTTCTGAGATTTGATACGTTCTACCTCATTGAGTTTACTATCTGTCCAAAAGATCGCTTTCATGACCCGGCGTAACATTAACTCGGATCTCTCTTCCGGATGCTTTTGTTTGGTACTTTTATGGATAGATCGTTCAATAATATCTTTTACGGATAGGGGACAGTGTGATTTATGTATATTATTATTCCGTAAATAAGTATAGAATAACATGGCCGGCAATTCGTATTTACTTAACCAGAAATCGGCGATAGGCATTTTAGCACCCTTCTCATCGATGGTAGGGTAGGTATCTTTCCCTTCTGGTAATACCTTAATACCGATATTATTACCATTAACGATATAGTGGGGCGTAGATTGAACCAGATAAGGCTCAAAAGAATTGATATCCGGTATACTATCTGTACTTATATCTATGGATTTTACGTTTAATGCCTCCGATAGTTTCTTTGCGGAGATATCTTGGATGTTTTTACAAAAGCCTGCGAGTTGGAAATTAATGTATCTATCCTTTGTCTCTCTATCGACTCTTGTTTTTTGATATCCATTGTGAAAGTAATTTCCGAGATATGTATAGAAGCCAATTTCTTTAAAATCAGCTTGTTTGTCTAAAAAGTGCAGGGCAAAAGTCTCAAAGCGACTGCGGAACCGTATTCTGGATCTATCCGGAAGGCCGTAAGGATCTTCGGCATCCGTTGGTTGTAATGTCTCGTTATACATTTCCCGGTATTTAGGTTCAAGGGTTTGATACAGTTCTATTGGTATCTTAGATAGTTCATTCAGTATATCTAAAGCCCGGTCTTGTTTCGTGTCTTTCGTAGTGCGTAGACGTTCTACAGGAGGTTTGGTGGAAAGAGCCGTGAAAACCTCAAGGGTAAGCCTATATTGTAACGAGTCTCCCCGTTTGAATCCGGATAACTTTTTCAAGAATAGATAACTGTACTTCCTTTCAAGGAACATCGAGATGAAGAAAGCATACCCTTTTTCGCTCAGACCGTTATTGTTTACTAATGTGTAATAGAAATGATCATCTTCTGTTTTTAGAACAACCCGCCCTTTTTTGCGAGTGTATCTACGAAGATGCTCCATCTCTTTCTCCTCGGCTTGGAAACGCTCCTTGATAATGTTTATGGCACTATCGTAGATGCAGTTCAGTGATGAAGGGATATCATACCCACGGGGATAAATGCAGATGGGATCATGATAATAATGGGTGTAATAGTTCCTGACATCATTAAGCAAAGAGGCAAAAGCTGTAATGATGGTTTTATATTCTATACAAAGTTTATCCGATTGCCTTTCACCTTTTTTAGGCGTCTTCATTTCAATGATCGGTTTTATCCATGGTAGATATCCTTCAACGATCTGTTCTAGGTTGTTTTGTGGATTTTGATCGAAGATTGAGTCGATGAGTGTTATTACATGCTTGATATCCCAACTGCTTAATTGCTTTTGGGTGTCCAACTTTTTAGCGATAAAATTAAGTGTTTTTATTAGTCCATCTATCGCTAGGTTTGCATATGCGGCAAAGATATGTTTGTTTTCTATGGCTCCCATAATAAAATGATCTATACCAAGTTCAATTTAGTAATCCGGCGGCTGATGTCTTTCAGCGCCATATCCAGAATAGCCAGTTCTTCCTGTGTGAATTTGCAAATTTTACCGTGTACGCTATTCCCGTTTAATCGTTGGTAGAACCAAGAGGATGATTTCCCGAAATAATCTTTGGCTAGATTAGAGACGGACAGGTATGGTAAAACGGGACTCAGTCGCTCACGAATAGTTAGCTGCTCCTTGATGTCCGTGATCTCTTTATGGATGTTTTCAAAGTCATTTTGCACACCTGCGGTAAGCAGTTCGGTTTCCTTTTCATCCATGCTATCCAACAGATCGGTAATTTGTCGGTCTATGGTAGGGCGGTCATTCTCCGGGGACTTTTTCCAAAGTTCCTTTAGTTCAAAAAAACGCTTTACTTTATCCATATTATTCTGTTTTTTGAGTTACACATGAAAGGGAAACTCCCCCTCTGGCCTGGAGGGGGAGAACCTTTCTGGTCAATAATACTTTCCAAGTTCCTTAAGTTCTTTCTCAAGTCTCTTGATCTCTTTATCAACCACCGCTTTCATGAATTTGCTTCTCGAAGTCAGTTCATGATACTTGCGGAGATAAAAAAGGAGATCTTTTTCTGCCTCTTCTATCCGGGCTTTTAGCCCATCGTCACTATGCATAGAGCTCTTGTCTTAATGACATCACAAAGATAATAAATATATTATCAATGGCAAACGTTTGGTAATATTTTTATTATCATAGTATCTGGATTGGAGATAATAACAAAACCGCTCCACCTTCACAGGCAAAGCGGCTGTCCATTACTAATCTAAAAATCTAATACCATGAAAAACACCTATTACTACATATCTTGTTTCTTTTTCTCCTCTTTTTCGATCGCTACTTCTAGGGTATAGAGAGCGTCGTATAAAAGGGATTGTTTTACCTGTTCTTTCTTGGTCACGTCTCCGCTGGCCATCTCATCCACGATGCGTTGTTGCGTGTCGAATATATCCAAAGGGGCTTCATTCCCTCCGGAGGAGAATACCCGGGAGAACTTTGCTTGTATGAAATTCATGCTACCTAGGTAGTACCAGAACATGACTGTCTTTACGATCGGCTCTACATTCCGGAACCAAGCCGGATCACCGTCCTCACGTATGGTGAATGAGCCGTCTTTCCAGATTATGGATAGGAAGTTATCCAATGCCTCGAAGAAATCCTGTCTCATTCGCTGTTGCCAAGTTTGCAACATGATGAACTGTCCGTAGCTGATATTGGTCAGGCCGTCTTCCGGTCCGTATAACTCGATATCTTTGCCTTTGTAGACGGGGAATGGGTTACGGGTTAAGCGGATATCCAGCTCGATTCCCTTCTCTGTCTCTTGGAATAAGAAATCAAAGATGGTGCTCAACGCCGCCAGTTGCTCGGCCGTGATCCATATACGATCTTTGGGAAGGGAAACGGCGTAACCGGTTCCATTGGCTTTCTGATATCGCCGGATTCTCGCGGACAGGCAAAATAATAGCATCTTGACCTTGGCTTCTTGGGCCGTACTTTTCGAGTTCAAAATATTGGCGAGAAAGCAAAGCTGTTCCGCTGTCATCTCATCCCATGTGCCGGGCACGAGGTAATCGATATCTTTGATCGTTATTTTTCTCATAATACGAAAATATGTTTGTCCTTGGAATTAAAGTCGTTCTTGATAGGAGCGGGGAGGCCTAGTTCCGGGGCGTAAACTTTCATGTAATCCTCAATTACCGCTTCTAACGACGTTACCTGCTCGGCGTAGAAATTACCGTTGTCCGTGGGATCGGAATACAGCGGATAGATCATGGGTTTAAACTCCAGCTGGCCGGCCGCCGTACGTTGTACCCGGGTGGTTTGGCTGGTATGGAGCTTGGCTACGTACATGGCGAGCCATACCCGGATATAATCAATCAGCTTGATCCGGAGCGGATCATCCACGCCAGTTCTTAAGGTGTCTTTTAAGCTCTTGTCAAGAGTGGTCCCGATCCAGCGGCATAGCTTCATCTCCAGTGTATCGAGTAGGGGACGGAACTTTTCGAAGGTCAACCGGGAATAATCGATATTCACCTTACCGTAATATTGGAATTCCCGGGCGGAATTAAGGTAGTGGCCGTTGGCTTGGTTCTTGTAATAGCGGCTTTCTTTCCATTCCGGATAGTCGTTCTCGTGGCTTCCGAGATGCTCCAGTAGCTTATCCAAGTTATTCCATCCCCGTTCCTGCATGCTCTCTTCCGATCGGGCGATCTTTTGGTCGCTGGCTACGGTGAACTTATCGTTCCGGCTTACCGTATGCCCGCTGTCACCGATCAAGACCCCTAGCTCCGGACTGGCTAGCGCTACGGCCAATGGTCCCAGTGTCCGGCTGGCGAGCATCTTGATCGTAAGGATATCTTCCGTTAACGGCTCTCGATACAGCCGATCGACCAAGGCTTCCCCGAGGTAGGGGACGATATATCGATCGAAAGCGTCTTGAAGATAAGGCTCCAATATCTCGAACTTAAATGAGGCGTTTACCTTGACGGTATGCCTCAAATCATCTATCGTTTGTAGGAATGGCTGTGTCATGATTATACTTTTTCGTTACCGATACTCTTTTCCGATCCCGTGTTCTTATCGAGTGTCGTTAGCATGATATTGGGTATCACGAACTCGATGTCTTTTCCCCATCCGTTGATCTCCCGGGCTAGGTATAGTGGGAGAACCATCATGTCCCGGAGCGGCTTGAACAGTACTTGGGCGATAATGAATAACTCCCGGGCCTCGGTACCGTTGATGTTCTTCGATTTCCCGGGCGACGCTCCTTTCAAGGACGGATGTACGCCCATCGTGTTACAGATCACGTTTGTCGCCTCCTCCGAGTCCTCGATATACTCACCGCCCTTGATGAATGATTCCAAGGGCTTGATGATGATATCGTTCTCCTCGTATTTATTGATCTGATCATACCGGAAATGGGATACGAAGCTCTTGCCGGCGTTCTCCTCTCCGGAAAGGAAGTCGTTCAGTTGTTGTAGGAAAGCGTTCTTGCGCTCGTTCCGTTTCTTCTTGTCATCCTTGGGGATACCTTCCGAGTCGTAAAGCTTGTCCCAAAATTTCATGTTGATGGAGACGTGATATTTCAAGACCATCTGGTTTTTCAGCAACGCCTTCTTGAATTTCGGGATGGCGCAACTGAACTCGTACCAATCGAGGAAGATGGACCACCAATAAGGGCGGTTGTAATAAAAACGCCCCGGTACCGGCATATTGAGGCTTAACGTATAGCCATTCTCTTCCTCGTCCTTTTTCTCTCCGGTCTCCGGATCGGGTACGAGCCCGGTACGGACCTTGAGATCGTAAAGCGGGCTTCGGCGGTCTAGCAATCTCGTTACGATCACGTCGTCCGGAAATGACTCCTCTCCCCATTGCGAGGAATAACCATGATACTCGATGCGTTTCGTCTTCTCGTCTTGCTCGCTGATCCGGGAAAAGCACATCTCCCGGTGCCAGATCTGGACTACCTTCGGTTTCTCTCCGGCCTTCCGTTTGCCAAAAGCCAGATAGACGAAAGAGTCGGAGAATACGACCAGATCGTTGGCCAGCTCGGACATTACCCGTAAGTAGTTGCTATCCGATATGAACTGGAATATCTCCGGAGCCTCTTCCGGGGTAAGTTCCTCCAGCTCGATCTTTTGGGTCTCCGGATTCTTCACCCTCCGGCAGACCATCAACCCATCGCCGTAGGCCATGTTCGCCTTGAACTCGATATTGCTGCCTACGATGGTGTTGTCGGCAATCTTTTTCATGATCCTTACGGGCAACTTGTCTTGGTGACCGAACGGGACAAACCTGACCTCTTTCTTGACGGAAGATCCTTTGGCCGGGGTAATGACCGTGGCCGTGAATTTTTTATCCTCCAGAAAACCTACGTCCTCGGTCATGACCACCGCCGCTTTCGCTCCGGGGAGGAAAGCGGTGTCACCCATTAGAAATACGTTCTTGCGTCCCATTATGCGTATATTTTTTTACCGTTAATCCGGATGATCATGCAGCGGATGAACTTCCGGGGGAACCGTTCGCCCCGAATCCGGATGTTTACCGTGCTTCCCTTGGCGTGGATCGAGCTGAAGTAGGCTACCTCATAATCCTCGATCGAGCCGGGAGAGCCATTTCCCTCCTGGCTTTCATTCAACCGCACGTACGAGAACGAGAACATCTTGTATCGTCCCCGGTCATCCTTTTGCTGCATGACAGCCCAGACATCACTTTGTTTTATCCTTTTTTCCATATCTCCATCTTAAAAAGATTACCAAGGCCAGAACCATCGTTACGCCGAGCGCCCACCACCCGAGGGCGTTCTTGCCGATATCGGAGTTGAGTTCGGTATCTCCGGATCGCTCTTCCTCATGGCTGGCTTCCGACCGGGCGAAAACGCTCTCGTTCTCCTCTTTCTTTTGGCTTTCCGCTTCTTCTTTTCGCTCGTTCTCATGTTCCTCGCCTTCGAGTGTCGTTTCCGCCTTGACCGGGTATCGACCGTTTTCGTCCGGCTGCCGCTCAAGGTCGAATTCCCTTCGTATGATCCGGATGTTTCTCCACCGATCTCGCACGGTGTTGGAACTGGCAAGCCGTACATCCATAGAGGTATCCAAGCTCTCCAATACCTGTCGCTCTTGATCTCTGTAATGGCTATGATCAGAAGCGCTACGACGCACGGAGCAGCTAGCGCAAAGAGCCACCATTCCGGCCAAGACACACAATCTCTTATAAAGTCCATATTCCATGATTCGCTATCCAAAAGGGAGTTCGCATAAACAATACCACTCTCACATCAGTTCCCAGCCGGCCTCGATATCTTCCATAGGGATACGCTCGCCGTTCTCCATGTAGCACATGGCATCCACTAGGGCGCACATCGTTCCCTTGTCCGACAGGTCTAGCCGGCAACAGTCCGGCATTTGCATCTCCCGGCATACCCATCGTACGTAAGCCGCCGTGTCATTCTCATCGCGGGGTGCCCATCGTTCTATCAGTTCCTTTATGGAATGTAGGTTATACGATCGCTGGTATTTTAGCAAGAGCTTCATCATGGCCCGTACCCCATGCGGTATATCCTCGAATTCCTCGAAAGCGTTGTCCTTTTTATCGGCTTTCGATACTTCTCCGGTCCAGTCGTTCCGCTCCGAGTTCCGGATATTACCGGGGTTGTTGTTTCGGATTCCCCTTGGTGTCATTGTCATTTTTACAATCCTCCTTATCTAATTGGTTACTAATATTCTTTCCTAGCTTAGACTCGATCTCTCCTTTGAGTTGTAGTTTAAGCAGCTTTGGAAACATCATGTTCGGCCAGATAATCAATGCGCTGCCCAGCATGCTCCACAGCTCGCACACACAGGCTAGGGTACATCCGGCCTTGGTGATTATGGCGTTATCTTGAGTGAATATCCGTTCTGTAACGAATACCACGAGCATGAAACCGAAATAGACGATCACCTTGGCGGGGGTATCTCTTCCGCTTTGTGATAGGAAGAATTTACCTTGCTTCTTTGCCGAGAACATCCCGAATAGCAAGTCGGCCGTAATAGCCACGCCCATAGCGGCGAAAGCGTATTTCACGGGCGAGATAAAATTCAATAAGAATATCATTCCGCTTATTATCCAGCCCCAAGAATGGTTCAATACCATCTGGAGCTTTATCAAGATCCTCTCCACGATCGGGCTAAATACCTGTGATATCATCTCCAAACATTTTTCACAAAGATGCTCGTAATCATACCTTCGGAAAAGGACATGAAAAAGCCCCGCGAGGATTTCTCCGGGCGGGGCTTGATTGATGTGTTATTCTTCTGGCAATAGTAGCCGAAGTAGTTCTTCTAGCCGCATGGCGGCACGTATTTGTTCTTGCTTGCTGTATTGATTGTTTACGTCGATTACGATGTCGAGTGGGCGGAGGGCTTCTTGGTGTTTCATTTCGGTTCCTCCTTTCCTTCAAACAAACATAATCTTTTTTTCAGAAAACTTAGAGCCGCGATAAGCGACAGTGATTCTTTTTCAGTAAGTACACCCGGGGCATCATGCTCGCATGCGATGAAAGTGATAGCATCATCAATGGCCTTAACATCTTCTTCTAACCCACCTTTATCATTTTCCTGCCAATATCTGATCGCATCCAGCATCCGGTTTGATATACGTATATCTTCCAATCTCATCATTTTTGACCTCCTTTCTTCGTTGAGTTATAAACGAACCAAGCTACGATGACCAGCGGTAAGAATGCCGGGGACAGCATGGCTAATAAGGCTATTGTGTACATTTTAGCCTCGTAAATGGATTCACAGGAGGCGATACCAAGAGGTAAGAGGTTGTAGACCTTTTGGGCGGTAGCCCAAGAAAAGAAACCCGTTTCGTGGGTGGACGTTGATTGTAGGGTACTATTATTCCCCGGCAAACAAATGTTCGGTTGTTTGAGCATAACTAACATTGTTTGTTTGGGGCAGGAAAAACAAAAAACGGTCTCGCCTGTCCCTTTGCTCTACACCAACCAGGCAGTTACGGCCATTAAGCCGTATCAAGGGGGTACGAAACCGCTATATTATATATACGTATAGTATGGACACAAAAAATGCCGATACAAATATGTTCGGCGGTTACCCGCCTGGTCGAAATAGAGCACTGCAAATATGGGGAATTCTCCCCACACTTGCAATACTTTCCCCTGATTATTTCTTTTCTTCCTCAAATTTGATAATCATCTGCTTGTATTCTTTGATCCGCTTTCCTAATTGGGAGAAGCGGCTTTTGGTTTCTTTCTTCTCTGTTTCTTCCAGTTGGAACAGCTCTTGTATTCTCTTATCTGCGTTCGGGTCTGTGGAAAGTTCATTTTTTAGTTTTTCTATTCTAAGTTTTCGATTTGCAGCCTCCTTTAGCTTTGCTTTAACTTGGATGTACTCACCAAAAAGAATTTCGTCAATCGTTTTGTACACCCACACTTCAAACTTAGGACTTAGCCATGCCGCAAATTTTAGGGCAACGCTACGTTCCATCCATGTACCATTGTTGCGACCACCATTTACGACTTTTACTAGTTTCCCTTCAGGTGAAAATTCATTTTCAGACCGCAGATCTGCGGTCTGACAGTAGGCTTGAATGTATGCTTTTGTACTGTCAAGACGCAAAAAGCCAAATACGTCTTTTTCAAAAATCTTTGCCATCTCTGTTGCATTTACCATAACATTTTCATCTGCATTAATATCGAATGCAATTCGATTGTTCTCGAAATTTAATACCTTTGTTGCCATAACCTTAACTTTTTAATTGTTTATGATTGGCGGGGAGGAAAATCCCCGCCTTTTGTTTTTGTACTTATTGCTGATTTATCATTTCCTCCAATAGAACTTCTATTTCCTCTTCTTCCTCTCTTTCAAGTTCTTCCGTAACTTGTGCCCAATAAGCTTCATCATGAAGTCTGTTTTTCTTTGTGTTTAATTCTGTTTCCATATTTTTAAACTGTTTATGATTGGTAATAAATATTAAATATTGTGCAAAGTAAAATATAATATTCTGATTATCAAATGTTTAAATAAATATTTAACATTTTAATCGCAAATATTTAACATTTCGGGCATAAAAAAGCCCCGCCGGGGATACCGACAGGGCATATAATGGGGGAAAGTTTTTGGATGGCAAAGAAAAAGCCGGCTTTTATTGGGCCGGCTGGGGAATATTCCAAAAAGAATTTATCACATGTTCTCTATCCATCGTTTTCCGGATGGTGTATAAGTATACGCTAATATGCCTACGGCAACAATAGCTACAACGGTAAAAAAAACAACTGCTATCTGCATATTATTTATTATTTTAAGATTCTATATCCAATCATCGCAAAGGCAACCGTACCGATGAATCCCATCGCAAAAAGATAATTAGCCATGCTTGGTATCTCATCCTCTATCTCTCGGTTAAGTAATGAGGCTGCTACCCCTAGCACCAAAGCCGCAAAAGTCAACTTGGCCATATCAAAAAAGAACTTGGCGGTTGTTTCCTTTCTTACTTTACTTTTATCTAATTCATTCTTGGTTGCCATGTCGCAAATATGGTGAAAGTTTTTGGGATGGCAAAGAAAAAATCGTAATATCCTTATATAACTTTACACTGCTAGGTAATCCCTAACATCCTATAATCACCATATCCCACCTTTACCCCCGTGATCACGACACAACTATCTATTATTCACTTCAAAACAATCAACAAACAATGGCTACAACTTACAAATTAGTGCAGCGACGGGACATGCACAAGGGAGCGACTGAAGGCGATAAGCTTTATTACGCACAGGCGAAATCTACGGGTACTAGTGATATGGAGCGTCTTTGCTCCATGATTGGTGAGCGTTCTTGCGTATCCAGCGCAGACGTGAAAGCGGTGCTGGACTCGCTTATCTACGTGATGAAGCTGGAGATGTCGGACGGCAAGATCGTGCAGCTGGGTGAGTTCGGTAATTTCCGTATCACGTTCGGTAGTGAGGGGACGAAGGTGGAGAAGGATTTCAACGCCACTAAGATTCGTCGTCCTAAGTACACCTTCTCTCCGGGTAAGGCGCTTCGCTCGCAAGCGAAGGTATTGCGATTCGAGAAGGTAAGCGTGGAAAAAGGCGAAGGAGGAAACGACTCCGAGAGTCCGGACGAGATCTAGGCTAAAAGCACGCATCGTTTGAGGGAGAAGGGCGCATCGTTTTGGAAAAGAGGGTGCGTCCTTTTTTTATGAGGTTAGTATTCAGTATATTTGATAATTTATAAATAGAGAAGGATGGACAATGAGAATTTTAAGATAAGGGCTTACGGATTGCAGGAGCTAGGCATTCAATATTTCCCGAATAGCGCACCAGCTTCGGCCTCGATCCAGCTAAAGAGATGGATTAATCTAAACAAGGCGTTACTTTATGAGATTACCGAAGCCGGGTATCATTCCGGGCAACGCTTACTCACGCCACGGCAAGTACAAATCATAACAGCGCATTTAGGGCCTCCATAACAGAGGCTCTTTTTTTGTCCCCGCATATTTCGCAACGGTTTCTCATTGTTGAAATGTTAATTTATTGATACTTAATAGTTGCGCACCTCTCAAGTAGCGTTTTTTTCTCAAAGCGTGCGAAAGCACCCCGCAGCGCCCTACAAAAAAAATGCGGGCGCAAGTTCAATTTTTTACCTTATCTGCTGCCTCCCTCAGACAGATCACGCATGAAATGCGTCTACAGATTTTTAATGAAGGAAGATGATTCCGGATTCCGCGTACGCGAGTTCGGGCATAAAGAAATTCGCGCCGACAAACAATGTGTCCCATGCGTCGGTAATGTGTGTCTTGTACTCATCCGGGTTA